GATATTATTATACGCCTGTGTTTCGCCTGCGGTTTCTCGCATAGGTGTAAACATAGCTATATTTGCAGGGTTACTAACATCGGTGTATTGTGCTACTTGTTGCCCTAATTTGTCAAAACCTGATTTTAGGTTACTTGGCAACGCACTGTAACCAGATTGCTGAGATTGCGTCGCATTCCCTTTAGAACCGCCAAATAAATTATTTAAAAATCCCATACCATTCTCCTATTACCACGCTGCTAAAGCCACTCTTCTCCACGCAGGAGTGCCAGCGTTATCTATTAAAATATACAGAAAACTAGCTGTATAATTCACATCTCCAACCTTATCTTTTGCAGGGTCTACATCCGCACTTCCAGTAGGTATTTTCCCCACCTTACGCCCCGATATAAACGACGATGTTATTTGCGATATAACCGAAATATCATCCTTGCGAAGGTTTATTATCTGTCTTAATAATTCTTTTACATCCTCTAAGTTTTCAGATGGATAATAAGGATATTCTCTAAATGTTGTCATGGTGTCCTCGCTGCCTTTTGTGGCTCTATCATCCATTGCCCCATCAAGAAACTTTGTCCAAGTTCTTCACCTGAAATTGTAAAATTGCTGTATCTACCATTTACTTGAGTTGGCACTTTTTCAGTTGTTGAAGTTATATTGTAAGTAGTGCTATTCATAGCCGTTGCAGATTGAGGGTAATTATATGTATTTATTCCTAACGCTATTGTGCCTGTCATTTTCGAGTCTGGTATAATCTGACTTATGATGTTTGTTCTTGTGCCTGATAGATATTTTTTTGTTGTTGCAGAAAATGCCATCGCTGCACCATCGTCATCATTTCCAGTTTCATGTAAATAAAAAGTGCCAACATTTCCTAATCTTGGATTTGAGAGATTTTGAATTGGATACTCTGCTGCCGTTCTATCCATTTCATCTACAGCCCAGCAAGTAAGCTTACGGTTAAATCTTACAACCCTGTCACATTCATTTGAATTAGCTGTCGGATAATGCCACCAAATTTCATCATAATTCTCATTATACCATGCGAATATTTTATATCTTTGAGAGTAGTTTAAATTATCAAACACATACCTCAAACAAGAGCTTTGTTTGCCAAAATTAGACGGTATTACTTCAACTTTACCACCTCTATACATGTAGAAATTATCCGCACCCATCCAATAGCCGTAACCGTTAACCGATACTCTAGCCATTGGGGCTAAAATTCCTATAGTTGAGTCTAATTGTAGTATCTGAAATATGCCTGATAAAAGCCCAATGTATTTAAAGATATATGTTTGGGTTTCTGTAAAAATTAAGCTATAGCCATCTACAGGCACATGCGATATAAACCGTCCAGCTCCTTCTATAGTATCCTCAAAAACTTGATTATTAGAGGAAGCTGTCCATTGCGTATAATTACCTTGGTCTGAAGAAAAAATTTTATTTTCTACATCATGTCCAAATGTAACCAGAATATTATTTTGAACAAAAGCGTAATTAATATCAGTTGGGGCGTTTGTTATTAAAGTAGGAGCCGTGACATCGATACCATCCCAAGTGTAAACACCTGTGCTATTGCCAGCCGTTGTAATAATATTGTCGCCGTATCTATCACTAAACCATATTCTTGGGTATGTCTCTCCAGAGCTTGAAATTAATGCAGTGCCATATAATCCAACGCCATAAAACCCTGCACCATATCCCTGCCCTGCCCCTTGATTTAATGCCCCTGCTGCAATTTGCTGATAGTATATCGTGCCAGCTCCACCAGCGGCACTAACGGAAGACGTAGCCGTTCCGCTTGTCATTACATCAAAGCTATTTATTAGGACGTTCCTTATCTCAAATTCCATATTAATTTGAGGGGCTGTAATGCCTCCAAACGCCACCGCACTTGCTATCTTTAAACGCTCTCCTGTCAATAAACCGTGTGCTACTTTTGTTAGTGTAATAAGTCCACTACTTCTAACCACTGCACCACCGCCACCACTGCCTGAACTTGTCGCAGCCGTTGCCACCGTTAAGCCAACAACATTTACGCCCAAAGAGCGAATAATATGAGCTTTATTTATATCGGTATTCGGTACGCCATTTACTGTTGCTGCCCCTGATAATGTATAAGTATCACCCACTTTAAATAAACTAGCCTCTGTATCTGCAATTGATATCGAAGTACTATCATTTACGGTGGTTATTGGGTTATTCGCAAGCGTTGCGTAATGCGTTGCCAGTGAGTTTGCAACCCCTGTTGATGATGTGCTAAGAGGTGTTATATTACTTAATCTTGAGCCATTTATGGAATAAAGACCCGAATTTGTGCCAATAATAGTGGCAACACGCTGATTTATTGTCGCTGAATATATAGAACGCATAGTGCCTGATATTGTGGCATCATAGCTAAATGGAATGCTTGACCAGCCAGCTAATTTACGAAGCCTGCCAGTTGTAGGGTCAAAACGTACACGAGAACCAATAGACCAGCATGGAATATCGCTTGCCGTTGCGTCCGTAGACGGCATCATGCCCGGCATTATTTCCAATTCTACAAGTTCGCTAGCAAGAGTCATTTTAATCCTTTATGCTGTTCTTTCCCAACAATATGCAGCTTGGTAGGTTGGTATAATGCTAAATGCACTGCCAGAGCCAAAAGAACTGGTGTTAGCAGTACCGTTTTCAGAGCCTGCCGTTGCGTTCATCACGATGCCTGTCGCTGGCCCCGAAACAGTTCCCCCTGTCCGAACTGTCAAAGTTGTTGAGGGTAGATTAGCTGAAGATAAAGTCACTGTAGCAGCACCGCCAGTTCCTGTATATGTGCTACCACGAGCAACTATAAACTTATCAGTAACCGCAACCCAAGTTCCATAACCTAATAACGTCGCAGGATTTGTTGCGTTGGTTTTATTCCAGTACAGCGAGCCTATAGGAAGTTGCGTACTAATTGATAAGGCGGTAATTTGGTCTTGCAGAGATTTTAACGTTGTATCCAGAATATCCAAATCACTATTAAGTTCAGTACCCCATAAATCTTGGTCTACCGCACTATTTACAAGCGGTTTTGCAAGATTGTAATTCGTGGTAAAAGTTGGCATAATTCACCCCCTACACTTTAACTACAAGTAGGTTAAATATAATAGTTCCGTTGACAGCAGTTGCAGCGGTAGCATTTGTAATACCAACAGTTATAGTATTTGCTGTGCATACCGCTCTTAAAACTAGGCTTTCCGTTGTGTTCGTGCCACCAGCAAGCGTTGCCAAAACTATATCAGTTGCAGCAATACCTGTGTAGGTAATCGTGGCGACGTGCGTAGCCTGTCCAGCCGTTGTTAATGCGGCGGTAGTTACTCGAGCAGATAAAGTTGTCATTGTGCCTGTTGACGTGGCTCCAGTTCCAGTTAACGTTACCGCAGCGTTTCCGCCACCAACTACAAACGAACCACTCGCCCCTGCATCTCTAATTGAAAGAACTCTTGAAGCGGCTGGTGCAACTGCATTTATTGTTGTTGTGGCGGTAGTGCCTAAAACAAGCTGGTTAGTAGTGCCAGTTACGGTCACACCCCCTGTGCCTGTGATTGCAATAGCTCCAGTGGTATCAGCCACTGTAACGGCTGAATTTTGAATTAATTTACCTGTTGCACCATCAAACCTAGCTATAGCATTGTCAGTTGCAGAAGCTGGTCCATCAACTGCACTTGCACCTGATGCAATCTGGTCTGGTGTTACATAACTAATTCTGCCTGTGCTTGGCAAGTACATAGGTATTCTTGCAGTTGTTGGGGCGTTTGAGCCGTGTGCTGGTAGTCTGCCTAAGGCACCTGGTATAAGAACGTCTGGCATTTGTTTTCTTCCTTTTTTATAATTAAGAGTAAATAGTTAATGAACCTGTTGCGTTATTTTTTCTTGTTTCATTTATCAAAGCTTGCTCTTCTGTATTTGCTTGGTCTATGAATGCTTGATACATTTGTATATCTTGTCTAAAATCCCTTGAGCCATAAGCTACTGCTGTATATTTTATTAAATCTTCTGCATGTGTCGTAAATTCGTTTGTGTCACTATCACCAGATAAAGCGTTATATTCCTTTAAATAAAACCTTCTTACTGTGTACGCCCTGTCTGGTATCGGATAACATTGATAACCAGAGTTAGCTTGCTTCGTGAATATCTCAGGTTGCCCTACTCCATTGGTTAAAAAAGTAGAGTTATATACCATTTCTGATACTTTTCTTAATGGGTATCTAATTCCTGAATATTCAATTACAAAACAGTTATCTATCGACGGGCACAACCAATGACTTGGAATCGGTATAGTGGCATCGCCTTGTGTCAATGTGGCAGTATCCGTTACTTCGTTAAAGAAAAATCTTGAGTCATTCCAATAACGTATCGCTTGGTTTGTTAAAGCGTCAACATCACTGGCGGAGATAGAGGTATTATTAGGGTCTTGCAACCTTTTTGATACCCATGTTCTAATCTCCGCCAATGTTGCCATATTAGTTCTGGTTGTTTGAGTTATTTACACCTAAACCGTCATACACTCCCCTTATCGAGAACGTAATCGCACCAGAGGTATCAGTTGAAGCAGTATTAATTGTAGCTACCAACCAACCGTTACCATCTGCAACAAAGCTTAAGCCTGAAGCACTGGCAGTCATAGCGATAAACCCACCTGCTTGAATCGCAGTTGACGCACTCGCAAAACCTATCTGGTTGTTAGTATAAGTAACGTTATCGTCATAAACCCAACCAATAGAAACTGTTGTTGTGGCAGCTCCTATATCAGCAATGTAAATATCCGTGCTACCTATATCGAACTTTGCACCTTTATTAAAAGGAATAAGCCCCACTATAGTTGTTGCGACTGTACCTGAAGGAATCGTTACAGCTCCTGTATATAGACGCAAAGCACCAGAACGGTCTTTCTTAACTTTACGAAAGTCCCTTGATGTTGCGTCATATTGAGTAGGATATATTGAAGGTGTTGTCATTTGCTTATCTCCCTATGCGTGTGATGCTGCGTAAGTTGAAATAACGAATACGCCAATATCAGAAGAGTTAGACGCAACAGTTTTTTTCAAACCATAAATCATTCTTCCTTCTAAGCCTTTGTAGTATTCATAATCTTTCAACTGACTGAAATATTTAAGCGGAACGCCTTTATCTGTAGGACGACCACCAAACGGTGACGCAAACGTCAATGCGTCTTTACCAACGATAACAGCTCTTCGAACCGTAGTTATTACCGAACTATCCGCACCTGAAACGCCATAAGCGACCCTTGCTGCTTGATAAATATTCACGTTGGCATATTGTCCCAAACATGGCATTCTATTAAACATATAACCTTTAAGCTGTGATGAATCACCACCAGCAGCCATAGCCATAGCCATAGGAAACCATTGAATACGACCAGCAGAATCACGTTTAATATCTGTAATTTGCTCTGGCGAGAAGAAACCATCGTATGTATTATCATCCAACATTTCTAATGGTTGGTTTGATATAGCGATTTGCTCTAACGCCACATCTATAAGGTCAAGCGACATAGTATCAGCCGAAGTCAATGCTTGGTCTGTGGCAGCAGCACTTGCACGAATAATCCTATCAGTAGACGGGGCAACTGGCACGTTATGACCAGTAACAAATAGACGGTTATTACCGCTCCAAGTTGTTTGGTTTTGCGTCCATGATGTAGGATACGCACCACCTAGTTGTTGGAATACCGCAGTATCTAAAAGCTCCATGTGACGATTAGGAATAATCTTGCGTGTTCTTTCAGGGAAAGGCACTAAAGTACGTTGTTGCTCGATAGTGTCATCGTTAGGATTTAATACACCGATACGAGTTGTGTTTATGGCTAAAGTAAACATTCCGAGATTTAAAGCTTCCTCGTTGCCATCTAATGTACCACCCTCGCCAACAGGAACGCCTGTTAGTTTATTTGTATAATCATAAGTGATGGAATCGCCTCTAGCTTTTTGACCTAGAAACTCCTCTGCGAAATATACTGCTCCACGTGAAAATAAGTGACCAAATACTGTTTGCTGCCCCGGATTCACCCAATCGGATAAAGCCCATATTTTACGGGTCAACGCATCAGAAGAGGTCATTGATGTCTCTGACATAATAACTCCATTGTTAAACTGTTGCTGATAAACAACTGCGTGTAACAGGGAGTTATAAGGAGCCTGAATCCTCTACGTTTTGTCGTGCGTGACCACGTTTTGCAGTAGGCATTAACGATATGCGACGGTTGATTTGAAGCTACAACACGCTACTATCCGTTAGGTGGATGACTCCTTTATGTTATACTAATCATTATTTTATAACTTTGCAAGTGTAAAATTATTACCGCTCCCAAGTTCTTACCAAATCAACCCCATAACAATTACCTATATAGCTATCTTGCGGTGTTGGGGTTTTTAGGCTTGTAGAAATCCCATCTTTCAAACAAGCTTGTTGCAATTCCGAAAACTCCGCCCCTCCTAAACTTACATAAATTCTAGGGATGGCAAGTTTTAAGTCAACGGCAGCCTGTTGTAGCTTTATTATCCTTTTGTCAATTTCATATTTTTCAAAAAACGCTGATACAGCTGATATATCTTCATCTTTTTTTAGATCTTTATTCTCCATACATCAACCTTCTCTTTTCTGCCACTGATAGCTTAGCATACTCCTCAACCGTCATAGTCTCTAGTGCTGATTGTTGAGTTAGTTGTGCTTGCGAACGCCCATTTGTTGCTGCCATACCAGCGGAACGCTTACGGTTTTCAGCAACCTTTTTATAATCAGGTGCGATTTTCTCCTCTTCCGCTTCTTTTTCGGGGGCTTTCTGTAGAGACTTGCCAGTATATCCAAGCTCCCTTGCCTCATGGTACATTTCTTCTACTGGATTTTCATAACCCTGTCTTGCAAACTCACCAGCCTTCAACAAGATTGTGCGTTTTGTCATATCTTGAAGCTCAACATCAGTCTTGCGTGGGTTTTGAATGCGGATTGATTGATACAAGGCTTGGGCGTATTCAGTTGCAACCGCACTATATTCAGGATGTGCCTGTTTTACTTTTTGTTCTAATATTGAGAACTCTTTTTCCGCCCTGTTTAATGTACTATCTTCTACAGCTCTTTGAACTTCTGGCGGTAGTGGTTGATATTGTGGTTCTTCAACCTCTTCTTTCTTCTCTGCCCTTAAAGCGTCAAGCTCTTGTTGTAATTGTTCCTTAGCTCTCCTCTCTGCTGCTGCCTCACGTCTTAAACGTGCGTACCCCGCATTATCCAACTCTTCTTTCTTTTCTTCTTCTTTAGGTTTTTCTGGCTCTTTTTCAGGCTCCTTAGGTTCTACATCTTCTACATCTTCTACAATTTCCTCTTCTTTTGGAGCTTCCTCTTCTTTTGGAGCTTCCTCTTTAGTCTGCCCCTGCTCTAATTCTTCTTTTAGTTTTTTAAGTTCTTCTAGTAGCATGTAATACCTATATACTTATGTTAATATTTTCTTTTGTTGTGGTGGTTGCTAATTGGCTTTCAATTGATGTCCTTTTAGCAGTTTCTAATGTATTAACAGTTTCAGCTCGAATCTTGCCAACTTGTGCATCGCTGATATTACCATCTTTCAAAGTCTTCGCAGCTTGTGCATAGTTTCTTTGAGCTTCGGACTTAATCTTGTCAACTTGACCAGACTCTATGTATTGCTGCACTTTCTGCAATTCTTGTTGCATTTGTACCACTTGTGGGTCTTCCTTCGGCTGCAATGCTTGTGTCAATCTCTCCCTTACATCACCATCCAATCTATAGAACTGTAATGATTCAGCAATGAAAGACATACCTTGTGGCACTTGTCCAACTGTCAGTAGATTAAACCCTGCTTGCGATAACATAACCGCAGTTTCTGCTTTCTCATCGCTTGATAATGACGCTTCTTGAATATCCACATCATATTCAGGTGCAAGCTTATCTTCCATCAGCACAAAATATTCGTCCGAACCATCCTCACCAACCATGCGGATAGTTGCACCCCTGTTGTTTTCTACCCATATCGGGAGCAAATCCAACATCATGCGACAATCTTCTTTCTGGTACAATGTGATACTGTCAAAATACCGAGCAAACCTTGATATAACTTGACGTATTCTACGCTTATAAAGCACTCCTGATTGGTCTTCTCTTGATATATCGCCCATAAATGAAGGGTCTACACCGTTCTTTGCAAGAGCTTGGTCTGAAAAATTGATTATACTCTCCAGCCCTGTTGGCAACGCTGCAACCGCTTTCTGTTGTACTTTTCCACCTGATACACCGCCCGACTTAACTACTATAACAGCGTCAGTTTTAGCCCATTTACTCTCGAAGTCTGCCACATCATCCGTGACATCCTCCTCAATCATCACACCACCTTTGGAGTTCGCCGCAATAATGAACATCATTTCAGTTAATGCTTTGTTCTTGTATTTCTGTGGCTCCATTAAGACATTTACCATGCCTTCCCAGCGTTGTTTCGCTACGTTCCAGTTGCCTGTCTTAAATTTGATAGAAAAGCCTGATTGTGATACTGATTTAAACCATGTAAATACATGCTCACCGCTAATTACAGCCGTGTAAAATACTTTGCGTGTGAATGATATCGGGTTTATCATCTTGCCAAATTCTTTTACCAGCAGTCTCTTAGTGTTTTCGTCAAAGGTGAAAGTTTCAGCAGTTGGGTCAAACGCATACATATCGTCTTGTTTAGTATCACCTGGAAGTTTTATCTTACTTTTGATAAAATCTAACCTAAGCTTAATATACATTGCGTCCATCGGGTCTGTTGCAGTGTATAGCGGATTTTCAGCTTTATAGAAAGTCTCGTACTCAAACCATTGGTGATTAAATACCCTCACCATTTCAGCCTCTGCTGAAGCCCATTCAACAGTATTATCCATTTTTATTTTATCATAGATGCCACCGTATGGGTTATACACATAACCAGTATTTGACTGGTCTTCAGTTCCCACCTCTTCAAAATCATCTACATCAGAATTTTGGAATAACTTTAATGCGTCTTTTAAATCGAAGTCCTGCCAGTACCCAGCCCAACGAGCTTTAACCATATTTTTGTCTTGTGATAATGAATCCCAATATGTACAAGAACTATCTAACTTGTTCTTAATAATCTCACCATTAGGCATTGTGGTTGCGTTGCCTATATCATAACTTATTTCTGTGTCAATCGCACCATAACCACAAACTAACATATCCAAGTCTTGGTCTGTTTCTAATTGGTCTGCATTCATGTTGCCACGATGATATTCTAATAAGGCGTTGCAATTTTTAGAATATAACTGTTGCCCTTCGTTTTTATTTAAACGTGCTATTGCCGTCGCTTGTCTGCGATTCTGGCACATAAACCCAGCAACCGCATCAACGTTTGGCTGTACTTCGTTAAAGTTCACCATTGCCCTGCGTCTTCTACCTGCTGTATCTGCAAATTGGATTGTGTCCGTGTATGTCATCTGGTCTGCATTATAAAAGCTCCAACAAGCCCTCGTATTATCATACTGCCCTGAAAGCCCTCGCTTGCTTATCTGCCTATGTTTACGGAAAGTTTTTACAACTAACGCATCTGTCATTTTTTCGGATGTCATTTTTTTCTCTTCTGATTCCATCACCAATTTTCCCAGCTATCAGGTTGTTCAGGTCTTTGTAATGCTCTTTGTGTCATATTAGCCTTAACTTTCGGAAATTGCAACGATAAATCAGCATTACCCAATCTTGAAAGCGTATCTAGTATATCATCCCAACGAGCTTTAGGAAATGAAGCCATCTCCCCTTTCATCTCAGCTATCAAATCAAACTTTCTATCTTGGCTATCAACATAAGCAAGCGTTGGCGGTATATAAAACCTGTGTTGCTGCATAATTGGAATTAACCACCTGATACGCTCCTCTTTTATTTGTGTACCACCCAATTCTGTAACGCTGAAATGATAAGCGTCTTGTCTTTGTTTTTCCCGAATGTAATGAGCGTCCGTCATCATACCTATTTGTTCAACGCCAACCTTCGGAGGCTTGCCACAAAGAGCGTTCCACTTTCTATGTAACATGAACATAGTATCAACCCTTTCAGTAGGGTTTAGTCTATCCCTTATCATATCAAGTAAATAGTAATTATTATCGGCTGCTAATCCAACAACCGCATAAACTGTCCAGTCTGACAATTTCTTCTTTCTCTTGTTAAGCTCCTCACCACCTGCTTGGTCAATTAGTATCACAACATTCATTTCTTTTGGCTTTATAGAACCTTGATGATACACCTGTAACCAAGCCTCTTTAAACTCACCACCGCCAAGTGGCACAGGGTCTTGTAAATACTGCCCGACGTAGTTGTATTCGGTCAGGTTTAAGCATAACTCGTTTAAATCCGCACGTTTAAGGCGTGGTGTCAGTAAGTCCCCAGCCTCCATTGTCCATGTCTTAGAACCTCGACTATAATTGATAGTCTTACCTTTGTTTTCCGCTGGCAACTTTAAATGATAATATCCACCATCTGCAAGCAAGTCACCTGTTGGGTCTTGCTCATGGAGTCTTTGCATTATCATAATAAGCTTACCGTCCGCAAACTTATTAAACCTCGAGAATAGCGTCGACCTTATCTCACTTATTGCAGTTAATCTTATGGTGTCTGAACCGGCTTCCTTCGGTGAAATAGGATCATCAATTACTAACGTGCCGCAACCGAACCCAGTGATTGTACCGCCAATACCCGAGCCTTTATACTGCCCACCTTGCGTAGTTGTAAAATAGTCCTGCTGGCTTTGCACGATTGTAGTATTTTGGAATGTGTCCATATACCAATCGCTTTTTAATATCTGTCTACACTTAATAACGTTCCTTTCAGCAAGCGTATGTGCGTAACTTGCACCTATAAACTGATGACTTGGGGCGTTGCCAAGTACCCATGCAGGGTATAATTGAGCAACCAATACTGACTTCAAACAACGAGGGGGAATATTTATAATAAGCTTACGGACTTCATCGTCGCTATTGAACTGTGCTTGCAAATGTTCAGAAATACAGTCTAAGTGCCAACTCCATTCAAAAACAGTACCAGGCTCTATAATATTGAAAGCCTTCTTTGCAAATGAAGCAAAGCTCTGTCTACATATAGCTTGGAGTAACTCATATTCGGTAGGCATGTTACACTTTTTTATGCGTTTCGGGGCGTTTTTGCTGCTTTTCTTGTCTTGGCTGGGTGGACAAGTAGCATTTATTTGGCTGAAAGTGAGTATATTCTCTCTAAAATATCCCCAGTTGTAACGTCAACTTAGTATATCTTGAGCTTTTCTCAATGCCATCCTTATAGGCATAGTCATTGTGCCAGTATCAGACTTTAAACCAAAGGAAAATCGCCATATATTATCTACTATACTAACTTTTAATCCACGCTGGATATACGGCTGTAACACCTCTAACAACTCTGATTCATCGCAATAGCTTGTGTTAGCTACCTGCTTAATGATTATCTGTGGTATTACTAGCTTTTCCCCTGCTAATGCAGTGCTTTTTGATTTGATTTCCTGCTCAAGTAACGCTCTTGTAAGGCTGGTTATATCCTTCACGCCTAAGCCTTGAGCAATAGTGCGGAGTTCTGTTAAGGTCTTAGTCATTACAACACTATATCAGGGGTTTGTCCTTTTTGCGGTAGCTTATCCCAATCACCAGCTTGTGGGCGAAGGACTAGCGGCCCGGACGCTATTTCTTGGGCTTTTCGCAAGAACTTTGTCATTGGTGCAGATAGACTCATAGTCTCACTGTGCCTGTATTTCCCGTCAAAATAACGCAAGGTTACGCATCTGTTTTCATCATCATATTTAGTTGAAAATGATGGATACCTTTCTTTTATCGCAATTAGTTTCTCTTCTAGCTGCTGTTGTGTAAGGAATACAGCAACAGGCTTAACAGGCTTAACCTCTTCTTTTGGTTTTACTTCTTGCGTTTCTGTCAAAAGCTTATTTAGTATTAACGACACTAAAGTTTCAGCTGTGTTCTTGTGGTGGTGTTCAACACCCATTTGTCGAGCTAAGTCAACCAGTTGTGGTTGTGTCATAGCCTTTAGTTTGTTAAAGTCCATAGTCATTATACACCAGCCTCCATTTCAGCAAGAATTTGTTGCAGTTCAACTATAAACGCCTTTAGCTTATCCATTTCACGCCCTTGCCCAATCAAGTCAACCAGAGTTTTAACATGTGATTCTATATCCTTTTCAGCTATATACAGATAATCAACAATAGAATCAGCATCAGTTCTTATTGCTGCCAAATCCTTATTCTGCCCCTCGTTAAGCTTAATAGCCCTGTCTAAAGCAAAGCCTCGCAATTCTGACTTATAGTTCATACTTTTCGTTCCTCTAAAAATTGTTTAATTATTTGTTGGTCTAACTCGTTTGTGACCTTTATTTGCTCACCTTTGCTAGTGATGTCAGTAGACTTCATGTCAGGAACTATCTTCCTAGCCAACGCTATAGCTATGTCACATCGCTCTTTTAGTGTTAGTGTTAAATAACGCTCTTTCGAGTCCTCAAGTAGTGGGTTCACGTTGCCCTTTATATATCCCAACTCATAAGCATTTATGAGGAATTGGACGGGATTGCTTTCAGTTATTAGCGTTTTGAAGTCAGCAGTTAATCTATTGACAGTATTCTTTTGCCTACCGCCTGATTTTGGGCTTCCCTTGGGCTTGCCTTTGCCTCTTTTATTTTTTTGTATCATTTTCTAGCCTAGAAATAATAGAAAATTCTTGTTTTGTCCATATTATCACGGTTCTATAACTTTGCAACTATATTATACCATACAACAACCCTTTGAAATATAACGATAGTTGAAAATAATTGATAAAATACTAAAGAAGGTTATAGACAGGCACTATGAGATTTGTTAGAATGGGTACATCAGGCAATCAAGCTTGAGCTTATAAGGGGTTATAAAATGTCAAAATTCAGAACAATTCTAGAATATATATGTGTCTGTTTGTGGGGGTTAGTTGGGTATATAGCTATTCTAACTCATTACAACATCACGCCATTTAATTAATCAAATCAATAAGGGGTTATAAGATGAATAGATATATATATGCGCAAGCATTAACTAGGGAAAAGGCTCTAGCAAGATTAGAAAATTTTTACGCAACAGGTGAAATATCCGAGGTGGACAATCCTATGATTGAACCGGCACCTTTTGGCTACGTCATCACAATTTTGGAAAATAATCATGAAAGCAATTAATATAAAACTCAAACGCCTTTGCAGGTACATCACAAACACTATCTGCAGGATTATAACCATAAGTACATTAATCTTACTGGTTAGCTTGTGGCTTGCCTCTAAAGCAGATTACATAGCTGTAAACTTCCAGATGTTTAGCTTGCAAATGGATATTACTAAAATTGAACAAATTAAAGGGGAGTAAATGAAAATGTTATATGATGTTTATTATAAAGACCCTGAAACCCTCACATCTTTTATTATTAGTATAAAGCCACTTCCTCAATTAGAAGCGACTATTTTATCTAATACATACAGGGGCGTATGTGTAATAGTCCCGGCAGAAATTAACGATGTCAAACAACACTAAATAATACAACAAACTAACTAAATTACAAGGAGAGTAAAACCATGAAAAATGACAAACTAATTTTTGATAAAGTTTTAAAAAAATATCAATTCTTTGCAGATAAAAAAAACGAAACAGCAGAATATATTTTACCTAATTTGAAATATGAAATTAAAAACCGCCTTGTGGGAGCGGAAAGGAGAAAAGCAATAAATTATTGTATAAATACTTTTGGCAATAATTCCCTTCCTGCTTACTGGGTTACTTTTGGCGATGATAAAGCTTTATAAATAATAAAATTGAACAAATTAAGGAGTAAATAAAATGCTAAAATTTAGGACGCACACAGGCGAGATTGTAACAGGTGAAAAACTACAGAAAGCTATAGATGAAGTTGCGGAATATTACAGAAAACTTGCGGTTGCTATCCGCAAGGAAGATTGTTACGCCTCACACGTCACCGAAGAGAAAAAAGACCAAAACATGCAAGAAATGATTGCTAGTGCGGATAAACTAAAAGATAACCTGCACAACTTTACTATATGGCAAAAAATAAATACCGCACTTACTGGCGAATGTATTGGCTTTCTGCCTAATTAACGATGTCAAACAACACTAAATAATAACACAAAACAATAATAAAACAAGGGGTTAATAATGAAAATGCTTTTTACGCTTCATGCGGTTCTTTAGTTTCAACCGCACTTACATTTTTATTTGTTCAACTTATTACAGGGTTTCCGCTATGACAATGATTTATTACATAGGATTAACTAAAGATGAGGATAATTTTATCAACCAATTTCGTGAAGATTTGGCAGATTGTGAGTTAAAATTAGGATTTGCTAAAGATTTAATGAAGGATTTTAAAACGATACTAGACCCTGCAACTATTAAAGATTTTGAAGCGTTTTTGACAAGTGCAGAATACTTGATAAACCACAATAAAATACTTTTAAAACAAATTAAAACAGATGAAATAAAGGTAAAAAATGATGAGTAGCGAGTTTTTAACAATGCTTATAACATCTGTATTTATAACAATAACAGTTGCTATTGGTATAAATTATGGATTTTTCTACGCACTTATCTTTTTTTTGTGCATAATTTTAACATTTATACTTTTGGGGAAAATAGAAGATGAAAATTAAATTAAACGAACTTGAAATATCAGCGGCTATTTTAATAGCTGGTGGCTTTGCAATAATGGCTTTGCTTTTTGTGGTTATGGAAGTGAGGGGGTTATAATGTTACACAATCTTAAACCATCTACAGTTGAGGCGATAACAAAACAAAACTTATTGGCAAGCATGTCACCGCTTCCAGATGATGTACCGCATATTTTTAATTATATGAAAATATCAAAACGTAATGAGGTGCAAGATAGAATGCTTTTAAATTTATTAGAAAAAAGCAAACAAAAACTATCCGATTGTGACTTAACCAAAGTTTTAAATGAGTGTATAGAAATTTTTAAAAGGAAAAAATAATGGACAAAGAACTTGAACGAAAAATAAGCTTGCAAACGCATAAATATTTTTGGGGGTATA